TATTCGGTCACCTTGGCGTCGTCGTCATCCATGAACGGGATCACGATGATTTCTCTTACGATGCCGTCCTCGACGCGGGCCGCGTGTGCGTTGTGGTATGTCATTAGGTCCTCACTCGGATTATCACGATGCCGGAACCGCCAGCGCCACCGAGCGTGGCGCTACCAGTAAAGCCGCCTCCACCGCCGCCACCACCTGTGTTTGCGGTGCCAGCAGTCGCGTTGACCGAGCCAGAAGCCGTTCCAGCGCCTCCTCCACCTGAACCACCGGAGCCAGCCACGCCGCCCCATGAACCGCCAGCCCCGCCTCCTCCACCGCCACCGCGAGTGACTGCGGTTCCGGTGATAGAGGAGGAAAGCCCAGCGCCTCCATTACCGCCTGCGCTTGCTCCGCCGGGACTTGCGCCAGCCGCACCAGCACCGCCGCCACCACCGCCTCCACCGCCGAACTGGACGGAGGAGCCGGTACCCCCGGAGTTGCCCTGACCAGAAGTCCCAGCACCGCCAGCACCGGAAGTGACGGCACCGCCACCACCTGAGCCGCCTGTCATGCCAGCGCCACTCAGCGGGTCGCTATTCATGCCAGCGCCGCCGCCAACCCCGTAGTAAGGACCGACGCGGCTGCTTGTTCCGCTGTATCCGGGCTGAGACGTGCTGCTGTTGACTGCACCGCCAGCACCAACGGTCACCGTCTGTGTCCCAGATGAGAGATAGACGCTTGAAGCCTCCAGATATCCTCCTGCGCCGCCACCGCCAGAAGTCCCAGAGCCACCGGAACCGCCACCCCCCACGACCAACACGTCGGCGAAGCCCGCATCGGTGACTGTGAGCGTTCCTGATGCCTGGTAGGTTATGTATTTCCAGTTGTCGCCGCCGCTGCTGTAGGTGCCGGTTGCGGCGTCGCTGAAGTTAGCGTTACCGACACCACCCGAGAAAGGGACGAACGTCCACGTATTGCTAGCGGTCCGCTGGATCGCGGCGCCTTTGTATTGGGCCAAAGTCAGCGGGGTTCCGTTGATTGTGACGCCGGATCCTGCCGCGATGGTTACTGTTCCTGCGCCCTGGTTCAGGATACGCAGCACGGCCCCAGCGGCCCAGGTGACTGAGGATTGTGGCGGCACCGTGTAGGTCGAGGCCGCAGCGTTCGACGCGGTTACGAGCTTGCCCTCGGACGCATCCGCTAGGGCGAATGTGTATGTCGTGCCGGTTTGGGCGTTGATGGTTACGGCGTTGTAGGCGAGGTTGTCGTCGATGTGGTCGGCCAGGTCGCTACTGACTGTTGGGTAGTTGGCTACGAGATCCGTACTGACCACATACGGCGTGCCTTTGGCGGTGTTTGGCATGTTCCTTCCTTATGCGGCGAGGTCGTCGGCTGTGACGACGTTGTACCAGATTACGGACGCGTTTACCTGGGCCCAGGTTAGCGCAGGATCGACGTCGCCCCATTCAACCGTCTGATATGAGTAGCGCGGGTCGCTAATGCTGAGAGTCATTGTGTGGGTGCCGGGCGTGTACGTTTCGGCCCATCCCTCGACGATGCCCGTAAAGGCTGTGTATGGGGCCGGGTCCGGCAGGTCCTCGATCGTGATGGTCGCGCCGTTGAGCAACGCGAGGACCCGGTCGCGGTCCTGGTTGTTCAGCAGGTCGACGCGGACCGAGATTTGTCCTAGGTTCCAGAGGGGGAGAGCTTGCGCCGACAGGATGTTAGCGGCGCGGGTTTGGGCGTCGGATTGTTTCCGTAGGCGCGTGTTCAGGACATAGGCGCGGCGGCCGTACAGGGCGATGGAGCCGGTGTCGTCGCTTTGCTCAATCTGGTCCCCGTCGGCCCCATATTGGATGGTCACGTCATTTATGAGAGCCGCAAGGGTTTTGCGCCAGGTCGGTGACCACACGACGCCATTAGATGGAAACACAAAACTCGACTGGTCGGTTGGGAATGAGTCCCACGCCTGGGCGTAGTAGCTCCATTCCTCGGTCAGGGCTTGCCAGGTCCCGGCAAACGCGGTGATTCCCCGGTTTCCGTAATCCTCGAAGCAAATCAGGCCCTCGGGTGTATCAAAGAATGTCGCTCCGGACCAGGCCGCCAGGGAGGTAAGGCCGTCGAGGCATGACTCGGGTTGTGCGTCCCCGGATGAAACCTGGTGGATCTCTAGGGCTGTGTTTCCGCCGTTGAGGAAGTTGAGCCCGGAATTGGTGAGGATGGTGTCGGCCCGGTCGAAGGCGGACTCGTGTGGGTAGCCGTTTTCGCCGGTGACGGCCTGCCCGAGTTTGGCTAGGTTGCCCATCCCGATGATGGTTGTGACAGCTGTGGGCGGGTTGCTCGATAGATGCGAGATGGTGACGTCGCTGACGTTGCCCGTAAACCGCGCGAAACCGTATGCCTCGATATAGAGGGTGTCGCCCATATCGGCGGTGATGCCGTCGGGCCCGAATACGGTTATTTGGCAGGAGGATGCTTCGGGCTGTGAGGTTACATCGTTGCGGCCGTGCTGCACCTGGACGGAATACTCGACGTCCCCGAGATCGAGGGGAACCCCAGCTAGTGCGATTTCCGTTACGGGTGAGCTCATGCCAGTACCGGCTGTGTGTTGCGTCCGGCCCGTTGGTCGCTGTTGACGATGAGCCGCTGCACGGCCTGGGCGATGGCTTGTTCGGTTATGGCGGCCTGCCGTGCCTCCTCGCGGGCGACGGCTTCGGCTCGTGCAGCTGCACCGGCGGCTTCTGCTGCCCGCACGGCGGCGGCGACGTCCTCAGCTATTTGTGCTTTCAGTCGCGCCCCGATGGGTTTGCCCATTTCCTCACCGATCCGGCCTAGCCGCTTGCCTTCCTTTTGCAGCTGTTGGGCGATGCCGTTCACCATGCCTATGGATGCCTCGACGCCGTTCGGGGCGAATGTTGCGGCCATGGCTACGCCGACAGCGTTCGCGGCTTCGGCGGCTTTTGTTAGTTGCGCGTCGAGCTCGGGGATTAGGCCCTGGTTGATGATCTGTTGGCCGAGTGCCCCACCGGCCTCTGGGCCTTCCGCCGCGATGGCGTTTATGAGCCTTTCGGAGCCTCCTGACTGCCTAATCGCGGTTAGGACGTTGCCGAACCATTCCGCCTGATTTACTTGCTCCTGGAAGGCCTCTATGAGGCTTTTGCCTACTTGGCGTCCTTCGTCATCGAAGTTTTCCTCGTAGGCTTGGCCGAGGTCGAGGCCGCCGAGGATTTGGCCGGCGACTGACTCGACGTAGCTGTTGACGGCTGCGGCGCCTCGTTCGAGCTCGGATACCTGCGAGGCGAGGGCGGAGCGTAGGCCGTCGACGGTTTCGGTTTGCCGTTGCAGTCGGTCTGTGAGTTTTTCGGATGCGGCCCCGGCGGATCCCGAGTTGCTTTCCAGGTCCTCCAGGTATGCATTGTACCGTTGGAGGCCCCGGTTACCGAAGCCGATTTCGGCGCCTAGGGATTTGGCTAGTTCCGTGTACCGGCTGGTTTCGGCGTTTGCGCGTTCCGTCACGACGACGGTTTGCCCAAAATACTGCGCCAGGCCCATCATGCGGAGCGTTACGGCGTTGAGGGCGTCGGCCGTGATTTCAGCCTCGCGGCCCATGTCCATCAGCATGTCGGTGGCGAAACGGCCGCCGCTTGTGAATGGATTCAGGTTTTGTAGGACGTATCGAAGGCCGTCGCCAAAATCTGTTATTTCGCCCGTGGTTTCGACTGTGTCCCCGCCGAGGGCGCTGAGCCTGTCGGCTGCCACGGCGAGGCCCGATATCAGGAGCCCGACTTCCTCACCCAGTTTGCTAACGGCATCCTCTGTGTCGCCAGTCGCATCAGCGGTGCGATTAAGGAGCCGAAATACGGAGTCGATGTTGGACAAGAGCCCGGCGCCGAACGCTTCCTTGAGTTCGTCGGCTGCGATGCCGAGGCGCTTTATGCGGCCTTCGTACGTGTTGGCGGCTACGGCGGCCTGCCCGCTGAATGTTGCGGAGAGCTGCGCCGTGATGGCTTCCATATCCCCGGTTTTCAGGATGGAAGCGTCGATCCCAGCGCCGAGCCGGGATAGGGCTGTCGTGTTTCCGTCGTAGGCGCGGCCGAGGGCCTGGGCTACGGCGTCGAGGGACTTTCCGGATCCGGCCGAAACGTCGAGGGCGAGTTTCAGGGCATCCTGTGCTTGTGCCGTGTCTCCGATTGATCGGACGAGGCGGTCGAAGGCTGGGCGTAACTGGTCGTCGGCTACACCGGTTTGCCTCTGTAGGGCGTCGATGAACCCCTCGACCGGGGCGGTGTCGTGGGCGAGGCCGAGGTTTCCGAGGGTTTGAGCAAGGCTTTCGGCGGCTTTCTGGTCCTCGATGGCGGCCTGAACTCCGTCGACGCCGAGTTTCACGGCGAGAGCACCGGCCGCGGCCGTCGCGCCGATCAACGCAGGGCCCAGCATGTTCTTGAGCGTTCCGCCAAAACCTGTTAGTTCTTTATTAGCGTTGTTCAGGCCTTGGGAGAGTTTCTTGGTGTCGGCGGCTAGAAAGATGGTCAGAGTTTTTGCCACGACTACATCCTCTCCCATTTGCGTACGACTTCGTCGACAGCCTTAGCCCATTCGCGTAGGGCGGGTTCCTGGTATCCGCGTGACAGGGTGATCCAATCGGTTTTTTCGAATGGCGCCCATGAGTCGCGTTTCTGGCCTGAGTCGGACGGGTAACGCACCATGGTGGCGGTTGCGCCTCCGCTGAATACTCGACGGTTACCGCCGATTTGTACGGCCGGTACACGGTCGCGCCGCACTTTCACCGATTCGGCGATTTTCGGGCCCCAGGGTCCTGCGTTTTGGGCGGCGTCCCGCCACGCGGGTGCCATGTATCTTTCAGCGATATCTTTTGAGGCTTTCCGCATTTCGTCGTTAGCCTCTTTGGGCAACGCCCGGAGGGCCCGCAGCACTTGATTGAGGCCGTCTACGTATGCCTCAGTTATCGCCACGGGTGAGCTCCTCGATGATGGTGGTGAGGAGGTCCGGCGGATACGCGAGGACTTCCTCGATGGGTCGACCTAGCCGGATTGCGGCTTGGACTATGAGGCGCCGGTGTGATCCGGCTGGGTAGGGTCCGGGGCCTCGCCGAGTGTCACTTGGGTCTGGTGCATTTTGGCCCAAGCTTTCACGTCTGCGAAGCTGTGTGGATCCTTGCCCTCGATGTGGGAGTAGGCGACGGTGAGCCGCATCCCGTGTTCGCTGGTCGGCGTTTTGTGCTTCGCAGCTAGTTCCTCATACGTCCAAAAATCCATTGACGTGGTTTGCACGACGATGGGTTCTTTGGATCCGTCTAGGTAAATGTTGAGTTGTGGAAACATGGCATTTCCCCGTTCACGTAGGTGGTTAGCTGAAGGTCATCGTACCTGTGAAACTGAACGTCGCGGTGGCGACGCCTGCGGCCTCGAAGTTTGCTTCGAGTGAGTCGATCATGATGCCGTTCCCTGCCCAATGACCGCTTGCGCTGCGGATATCGAGGGCGACGGAGTTGCCAGCTGCGACGGCCGTGTAAAGGGCCTCATACATGCCGGTGTTTTCGTCGTACAGGAACTCGATAGATCCCGTGGTGTTGAGGTCGGTTTGGGTGAAATCGACGTCGCTCAGGGTCTTGGTGCGGACGACTGTGGGCTCGAATGTGATCGTTCCCGAAGTCACCTGATCCTCATAACCGACCGAAGCGATGTCCACGGTGAACGCGGCTCCGGCGACTGAAACTACTGCCATTGTCTGTTTCTCCTAACTTGAGAGCCGCACCGAAAGGTTGAGCTCGGTGGTCGTTACGGTGCCCTGTGCACCGACGTCTGTTAGTTGCGGGGATCCCACGAGGGTCACGATGTACCCGGCGGGCACGGCCGCGAGTAGATCCTCTAGGGCTTCCTCGATCTGGTTCGGTTGTGCGTTATTGGCCTTCGAGTTCACCACCAGGAGGACGCGCCACCTGACTTCGATGTTCAGGTTCGAGCCGACGCGGTCCGGCCGGATCCACGGGGAGTCCGGCAGGATCACGACGCACGGCGGCTGTGGCACGGGCGGCGAGTAGTCGTACACGTTCAGGCCGAGGCCCGCGAACGCGGTCGACAGGTCGCCCCGTGACTCCGTGATGATTGGGTTAGTCATTATCCGACCATTCCCGTGACTTTCATGTATGGCCCTATGAGGGCATGGATGCGCCTCGTGAGCCACACGGAGAGCCGGTAAGGCCCTGGTGTGAAATCGACGGATACGGCCTGGCCACCGGACGCGGTGCGGGCCTGCCAGATTTCGGCAGCGACCGCGAGGGCGGCCTCTTTGCACGCGGCCGGTTCGGATGTGACTGCGGCCGTGGTGAGTAGGGCAGCGACAATGTCGTCGGCCGCCTCAGCGACCTGGTCGAGGGCATCGTCGTAGGTCGCGTAGTCCAGATCGAGGACGTCCGCGAGCTCCTGCCCGTCAACGAGTGCCATTGTGCTGCCCTACTCCCCTTCGGCTTAGTTCTCGGCCAGGCGGACGACGCCAGCGGGCAGGTATACGGCGGTCGCGCCGTACCCGTAGATGGCGATATCGCGGCCGAGCTTGCCCACGTTCTCTGCGGTGGCGAGGCGGGGGCCATCCTCGATCCAGCGGGCTGCCTCACCATTCAGGACGATGGCGTGGCGGTCTGCGTCGGTGTCGAGCCACTTGGCGCGGACGACGCGGAGCCCGGAAACCTCGACCTGGAGGGTCGATGCCGTAGCAACGCCGGAGACGTTGTTGGGGCTGTACGGTGCCGGGATGAACGTCGACCATCCGCCGATTTTGGTGAACAGGGCGGTGGACACGAGCACGACGGACGCGGGGGCGCCGGTGGCGTCCTCGACCTCCATGGATGCGGTGAACACGCGCTCACGGAACACGGAGCCGGTGGTGTCGGCCGACAGGTCGTAGATGTTCGTGTTGTTCGACCCGGTCCAAAGGTCGTTAGTGAACTTGCGGTCGGTGACCGTCGAGTACGACGCCGCCATGATGCGGTTGTGGGCGTCGAGGTAGGACGGGTTGGAACGCTGCAACAGTTGGTAGGAGATATCGCTACCGGCCGCGTACGTCGCGAGGGTCGCGTCGCCCTTTTCGAGGTCGATCTCGACGGAGTTGACTTCGTCCTTCTCGTTGGCCTGCGCCTCGACGATGGCGAGGAGGTCGCCGTCGAAGTATGGCCAGTTGATTTCCATTCCGGCTGCGCCTGCGGACTCCGGGCCACCGACTGAGGTGATGGCCGGGCGGCCGAGGTCGATGATGCCCTTGACCTGCAACAGCCACACGGGCGGCATGACGCCGGGGTTGTTGGCGGTCACCTGGTCGGCCAGGGCGCGGGACTCGACGTCGCCCGCGAGGACGGCCTTCGAGTATTCGCCGAAGCTGCGGAACTGCGCCAGCGGGTGCACCGGCTCGGAGGTGAATGCACGTGCCTCGATTGAGGCGATGTGCTCGCGCACCTCGGCCAGGGCCTCGCGGGCCTCTGTGTCGACCGAGACCACCTCGGTCGTGTCCATGGTCTCGGACATTGGTTCTCCTTCTCGGATTGCGCTTACGCCTGCGGTGGCGTATGCGGGCATGTGGGTGAGGCTCACTTCCATGAGCTGTGCGGCCTGATGCTGTACGGCGGTTTTGGCGCGGTTCCAGGCGGACTTGACGGGTTGGAATCCGACGGACAGGCCCCGGCTCGCGCCGGTGCGGGCGAGTGTTGCGGCGTCGCGGCCCTGTGCGGTGTTGACGATCTCAAAGTCGATGTAGAGGCCGTCCTCGCGGTTTTCGGCGCCGGTGATGATGCCGACGGGTTCGCCGTGACGGTAGGCGAGAGGTTTGCCGATGACGTCGGCGGTGCTGAATGCGTCACGGGCGAAGCTTTCCTCGATGCCGCCGACCAGGGTGGGCGTGTCGTAGGGGACGGCTCGGCCTTGACCGATGGCGACGATGTCGCCGTCCTCGCCTTCCTCCCTGGACAGAATGATTATTTCGGTGTCGATTTGGCACGTTCTCACGGCTGAACTCCCAGGGTCGGTAGGTCGAGCAGGTTTCGGGCTTCGTCGAGGTTGAGCACTTCGAGAGGCAACAGGGTTTGGATAATGCCAGCGATTTCGCTGGGATTACCGCGCAGGAAAACGGACGTATCGAACATCACGGTATGTCCGCGCGGGGTGACGTCATTGAGGCTCAGTCGCTCGTCGATCATGCGCATGATGGGCGTCAGGGCGGTGTCGAGGAGCTGCCGGTAGAGGTCGACCCGGTTGGAGTAGGTGAGGCTCGATCCGGGGACGCCTGCCCCGGTCCAGATCGGATCCAGGTTGGCGAGCCTGGCGATTTGGATGGCGGCGGCGTTGCGGGCCTCAACGAGCTGCAAATCGGAGGCGTTCCACCCCAGCATGTTCGCGTCGATAGTCGAGTTCAGGTACGCGGTGGCCCTAGCGGCGCGGGCGTCCTCCCACGCACCTAACAGGTCGTCGACCTGATCGGCGGGCAGGTCTGCGCCGTTATTTTTTAGGACGACGGACGGTAGTGGGCTTTGGGCGTAGTTGAGTGTGGCGGCTTCGAGAGCTGCGGCCGTGTTGATCGTGTTGGCGCCCGTCTTGAGCCATCCGCCGTTTCCATCCCCGTCGAAACGGATTACGTCGCGCTCGGGCACGGGGAAACCGTTCCATAGCACCTGAAACGACGAATATTGGACGGGATCGATCTCGGTTGTGTTGCTCGGGCTTACGGATGTGCCCGAGCTAATGAGGATCTCGTCGGGTGGCATCCGCACAATGGTGGCGGGGAATCCGTCCCACGTCCTCGATGTGACGCGCCACCATCCCTGATCGTAGAGCAACAGGTCGGACACGAGGCGGGCCATAATCGCGGCATAGGTCGTATCCGGACAGGGCTGGCGGAGGAAAGGCCGCGCGATTTGTTGCTCATTGTCCAGGTATTCGCGCAGAGGAAAGGCGCTAATCGTGTGGGTGTAGGTCTGGAGGGCTTTCGACAGGGCCGGGACCTGTAGAGCTGTGGCTTTGCTAATGGTGGATCCGTTTGCGGCCAGGATCGCCTGCATGAGCGCGGATGCTTCGCGGACGTGCGGGACCTCGACCTGAGCCCGAGAGGCTGCCCTCGCGGCTATGTCGGCCTGGTCCCGCACGATCCGGAGTGAACGGGGAAACGCCACGCCGTAATGATAGTGCGCTAATACCACACGTGTGATTCGGGTCGAGCGTGTGCGCTGTTTATGCGCGTCGCCGTGATCGAATCATGGCGACAGGCTTTGGTGTTTTCGATGCCATGGCACACGCGAACATGACAGCGCGGGCCGCGTACACGCCTCGGCCGCCCATGGGTGCCGTGATTACCCAACCGCCTTGTCTGCGGCTGATGGTCGAGGCTGCGAAGGCTTCGCGTAGGACCTGGTCGCCGTTGTGCGCGATGGCCCGCCGGTCGAATAGGTCGAGGAGGTTTTGTGTGGCGGTGGCGGCTTCGCGCTGCCCGACGACCTGGTCGATGTGTGCCTCGATGCGATCCAGGTAGCCCGGGGTTACGGCGACGACGGTGCGCGGGTGCTGTTTCCTGATTTCGGTTATCCGATCCGATACTTCGCGCATGGTTCGGTGGGTGGTGACGCGTATGACGACTTTATCGCCGTCGACAGCGGCTATCGCTACAGCGTGGCCCATGCCGTCGAAGTCGGCTTCGGCGGCTACGTTCCACTGCGCATTTTCGGGTAAATCAACCGGGTTATGGGTTTGTTTCCACCATGAGTCCCGTAGCCAATGGTCGGACCTAATTACCCATTGGTTCAGGTATTCGCGGCGCCAGGCGGACTCCTCAACGTTTTGCCATTGTTGCCGCAGGAAGGCTTCGCGCCGGTCGGACCATTCCGGGCTCGCGTAGCGCCACGTTTCGACGTCGTCGGGGTCGGCGTCCTGTGGGGCGGACCATTCGAGCAGTAGCACGGCACCCGGATCGGTGTCGCCCAGCCGGTCCAGAGCCCGCTGACGGTATGCCGTCATGAGATCCGACGTCGAGTCACCTGCCGTCGACACTAGCCAGAGCTGCGGCTGGTTCCGTTCGGCCATCGTCGGGGCGAGGGCGTCATCGACGACTTCCCGTTTCACTTTCCAGGCCTCGTCGACGAATACGAAAGAACACGAGTAACCGACACCTGCCGACTCGTTTGCGGCGTGAACTAGCCACCTGTCGCCGGTAGGTATCTCGATCCCGGCCTCCATATTTCCCCACTTGACTGCCCGTTTGCCGTAACGCTCCGACGCCCATAGACCTGCGGGCCTCATGACTTCCATAGCCGTGGATCGCCGGTTAGCCACATGAAGGATCGTCTGGGTTTCACCAAACAGCTCCGCGTTATGTAACCGCCACATACACACGGCCCGGCTGAGGAAAGACTTCCCGCTTTGTCTCCCTACTGTGACCAGGACCGTAGGCCACACGAGCTGCCCATTTTCGTCGTGCTCGAGGGCCCGAGTCAGGGCGTAACGCTGCCAGGCCCGCAACTGCATCCCGTAAACGTCGCGCAGCCACTTTTCGGCAGCCTCCCCGTAGGACCCCCGGACCGTCGCAGGCTGCGCCGTCTCGAGTCTGGGTAATGCGAATCCGTCCGGGTGGTATCTGGGACGCGATGGCACGTTTTGGCGTTTTCCGGGCCCTGGGGGAGAAAGAAGCG